TTGGTTTCAAAGCCGCTGGATATGTTTTTCGCACTGTCCTCGCTTATGCTGGTAGTCCTCCGCGCTGACTTTGCCGGACACCATATCCTCAAAAGCCGCCATCTTTTCCTGCTGGCGCATTTGGATTGAGTTCTGGTGTGCTTTGATCTGCCGGTCAAGGCGTTGGTTGTAACGGGTATCTTTTGCGGACTGGCGCTGCTTCGCCTGAACCGCCCCTCGGACAAGCTGGGCCATCATGCGGATAGCTGCCAAAACCGTCTGTTCCAACTCCTTTTCATCTATCCTGTCCTGTGGGCAGCCTATATCCGGCTTATACCTGTCGGTCCGGCACACATAGCAGGGGTGGGCAGATTGCAGCCGCTCCATCGCAAGCCCACAGTGGCCGCACCGGATCTTCCGATAGAAAACCCGTGTGCTTTCCCCGGCAGAGCCGGGATGGGAGTTGCGGTTCAGGCTCTTGGCCGTATTGAAAATCTCCTGCGTTATGATTGCCGGGAACGCTCCATCCACAACCGTCCACTGATCTTCTGTGACAGCCTTGACCCGGCTGGAGCCTACCTTTTTCCGGGTGGTCTTGCCATAGATCGCTTTGCCGGTGTACCGCTCATCATCCAGTATCTTGCGAACCATAGCAGAAGTCCAGTAGTTTTTGCTCTGGTCTACACAGTTCCACCTCCGGTTTACTTTTTGGAGCCGTTTTCTTTGCAGCGGGGTCAGTACCCCTTCTGTATTAAACTTTCTGGCAATTTCCGTAGTAGACAGGCCGCTGGTAAAGAGGTCAAACACACGCCGGACCACGGCGGCGGCATCCTCGTCCACCAAAAGAGTGTGCTTATTCCCAGGCGCTTTCTGATAGCCAAAGAACGCATAGGGGGCAACACAGTAGCCTTTTTCGGCAAGCTGCTTTTTGGTCGATCTCACTTTTTCCGACAAGTCCTTGCTGTAAAGGTCGTAGATCACATTTCGGAAGGACACATCAATCAAGCCCGCAGAACCGTACTTGTGATCCTTGCTGTCGTAGGAATCATTGATGGCGATAAATCGCACGTCCAGGAAAGGGAAAATCTGTTCCAGATAGTCTCCAACCACGATATAGTCGCGGCCAAACCGAGACATATCCTTGACGATGATGCAGTTGATCTTCCTCTGGCGTACCTGTTCGAGAAGCCGCCGGACGGCTGGCCGCTCCATGTTCGTCCCAGAATAACCGTCGTCACAAAATTCGAGAATCTGCGCCCCGGCAAATTCAGGCCGCAGCTCAATGAAACGGCGGATGTAGGCACGCTGATTGACAACGCTGTTGCTTTCGTTTTTTTCATCGGACAGGTCGCCGTCCTCGGCGGAGAGCCGGATGTAAATGGCGATCACATAGTTCAACATCTGCTGTAAGACCTCCGGCATCGTGCTACACCTCCTCCTGAAACAACTTCTTCATCTCGTCCTGATAGTTCAACACGATATGTACCTGCTTGTCCTCATTCACATAGATCTTCTCCACCAGCGCCAGTAGCATCTCACGGGTCGGCTCTTTTTCATCCCGGAACTTGGCAAAAGCGGAAAACCATTTATTTTGTTTGGGGCTTGCCTCCGGCAAGGCGTCCTTTTCAGCCTGCAAATCCCGAAGGCGTCCCTCAAGCTGGCGGGCTTCATCCTCATACCGGCTTTTCCCGAACAGATAATCCGCCTGCGTTACAATACCGTCCACATAGCTTTCAAAGAGCGTCTGACGGAGTGTGGCCAGCTTCTTCAATCGTCCCTGCACCGATACGATCTCATTGTCAAGAGCCGTCCTGCGGCTTCTGGCCGCCGAGGACCGGCTGCCCCTTTGGATGACCGCCTCCGCATCCGTGAGCATCGCCATCTGCAATCGAAGGACCTCATACACGGCCGCTTCCAAATCGCTTTCCCGCAGGCCGCCCGCATTGGGGCATCCGGCATCCAGAAGCATAGCGTGGCGGGGGCAGATAAAGTGGTACGCCACTGTTCTGCCTTTGTTGTAAACGCTCTTATAGCGTGTCATATTGTGCTGGCAGCACGCGCATGCCACAAGCCCCTCAAAAATGTTTTCGATGTCAAAATGGGCGTATTTCCCCAGACGGCTGTGGTATTCCTCGTGCTTGCTTTCAAAATGGCTTGAACCGCGTCAAACAGCTCCTGCTCAATGATCGCCTCATGGGTGTTGGGCACAATGATCCACTCTGATGAGGGCATGGTTTTCTGCTTCTGCCCAGCGTGCAGCTTTGTGATTTTTTTGCCCTGAGCCATGTGCCCCAGATACACCGGATTCTCCAAAATATGCTTCACTGTCTGCGTTTGCCACGGAGCATTTTCGGAAAACCTTTTGGCGAATATGATGCCCTGTAAATAACGGTGATAGTTTGGATTGGGGATCTGCTCGGCGGTCAGCGTTCTTGCAATCGCGGCGTTACTCATTCCATCCTTTTTCATCCGAAAAATGCGCCGTACCACCTTCGCCGCGTCTGGATCAACGGCCAGCTTATGCCGGTCCTCCGGGGATTTCACATAGCCATAGGCGGCAAAATTGCCGATAAACTCGCCGCTGCGTTTCTTGGTGTCCAGCGCGGAATACACCTTTTGAGAAATGTCCTTGGCGTAAATGTCGTTCATCAGGTTTTTCAGCGCGATGGTCATGGCCTCTCCGCTGTCCGCCCGGATACTGTCGTAGTTGTCGTTGACGGAGATAAACCGCACTCCCATGAAGGGCAGTACCTTTTCCAGAAAGTTTCCGGTTTCCAGGAAGTCGCGCCCAAACCGGGACAGGTCTTTCACGATGATGCAGTCCACCCGGCCTGCTTTCACATCCTCCATCATCCGCTGGAATCCAGGGCGCTCAAAATTTGTCCCGGTTTCTCCGTTGTCACGATAGCAGTCGTACAGCTCCAAATCAGGGTGCTTGGCGATATATCCGCACAGATAGTCGATCTGCGTTTGCAGGCTCTCGCTGTCCTTGCGGTCACGGGTGTCCATGATGGAGAGGCGCACATAAAGGGCTGTGCGGAAAATCCGCAGAACGGCGGCCTTGGGCAGCTCATCAACCGGAACACCCTGTGCGGCTGCTATCTGTTTTCTTCTGCTCACACGCGCCATTTACACCGCCTCCTTTACCGTGGAGGCTGCCTGCGTCGCCTGACGCTCCATATACTGTTCGATATAGGCTGCCGCCGCCCTGTACTCATTCTGGTACTTAAAAATGATCTCAATTCGGTTCCCTTCATAGACATAGATGCGGTCGATGATTTTCACCAGGATTTTGCGCTCCATCACATCCACATGACGGAAGGACTTGAAATGGGCGATCCATTCCCCCTGCGGGGAACCCGCCCGCACAATGGCGTCCAATTCCTCCTGCCGCTTGCTGATGGCCGCCGCAATCGCCTCACACTTTTCCGTGTAAATCCGCTGATACTGCTTGAACTCATCTTCATTCAGCAGATGGTCCACGAACTTCTCATAAGCGGACATTTTGAACCGCATGGTCTGTTCATAATCGGCTTTCAGCTTTTCAAGCTGCCGGTCGATCTTTCTGGCCTCCATGTCCTCTGCGGGGAGGGCGGCGATGAATTGCAGGGTTTTCTCAATATTAAGCACCGTTTCCATGTGAGCGTGGATACAGTCACGAACCGCATCCATCAGCAGGGCCTCACTGATATTATGGGTGGTGCAGGCGGTTTTGTCCGCCCGGTTGGTGGAACAGGAGTAGTAAAAATATTTTTTCCCGCCTGCCGGAACGGTCTTGCGGATCATGTTCTGCTTGCAGTCGGCGCAGAACAAAAGTCCCGAAAAGGGATAGACCGTCTTTTTCTGTACGGCGATTCTGGTATCCCGGCGCAGCAGTCCGCTCACGGTACGAAAATCCACCTCGCTGATGATCGGCTCATGGGCGCCGGGGGCCCTGATCCACTCGTCCTCCGGTTTCTCCATCAGCTTCTTGATTTTATAATTTGGCCGCCCGGTCTTTCCCTGAACCATCACACCGATATAGAGGGGGTTCTTCAGGATGCGCCCAACCGCTACCGCCGACCACTTGGCCTGCGGGTTGCTCTTGAAGCCGGAGATATATTTCATCCCCAGGGAACGCTTGTATTCTGAGGGAGAGAGGACCCCATCGGCGTTCAGCCGGTCAGCGATCCCCTGCTGGCTCATTCCTTCCAGCTTCCAGCGGAAAATATCCCGCACCACCTCGGCGGCGTAATCGTCCACCACAAGCTGATTTTTGTCGTCCGGTGATTTCAGATAGCCGTAGGCGGCAAACGCCCCTACAAACTGACCCTTTCGTTTCTTGACCTCCAAATGGCTGCGGATTTTCACCGAAATATCCCGGCTGTAAGAATCGTTCATCAGGTTTTTGATAGGCAGCAGGATGGTGCTGGCCTGCCCCTGTGCGTTGGCGGTATCGTAGCCGTCGTTAATGGCGATGAACCGTACCCCGTGGTCTGCAAACTCCTGTAAGACCTTTCCGGTTTCAATATAGTTGCGCCCCAAACGGGACAGGTCTTTTACCACGACGCAGTTGACTGCGCCGGAACGCACATCCTGTAAGACTTCCTGAATCCCAGGACGAAAAAAATCAACGCCACTAAACCCGTCATCCTTCCTCTCGGCATGGATGCGGATTTCTGGCATTGATTTCAAAAATTCCGTGATAAATTCCCGCTGATTCTTGATGCTGTTGCTTTCCGGCTTATCTCCATCATCATCAGACAGCCGGAGATAGATGTCGGCGTTATAAACAGCCTGCGCGGTCAAATTTTTCATAACAATGCCTCCAATCGTTTTGTTTGTCAGTCCCAACAACGATTGGAGTGCGAGTTTTGTCCGATTTCTATTATACAGCAGGGCACAGTCAGTGTCCAGGTGTTTTTTTCGGTTCCATTCGTGTCAGGGATTTACAGGGTACGGAGATAGCTTTCAAATTGTTCCTCCATTGTGGTTTCCTTGGCCGCCTCGGAAAAGCCGATTTTCACGACGATCTTTCCGTGGCGGAAGCAGTAGGGGTTGCGGATCTGGCGGATGAAGTCCAGCACCCGTTCCTCTCTTGGAAGTTCTGTGTGGATGGATATATCCCGAATATCGACAAGCTGTTCTGGATCGACCGTCTTAATATCAACGGCGGAGAGCGTATCAAGCTCTGCAAGCGTGAGTGATTTCAAACAGGTTCCTCCTTTCTGCCTCTACCAATCTATTCAGAAGGGCGCCTGTCCTATGCCAGAGAACGCAGACCCACGCTGATTGCCAGGGCTGTGTCGATCTCCTTCATTTTTTTCTTGCTGATCTGCCCGATATATCCCCGCAGTCTCCGGCGGTCAACCGTCCGTATCTGCTCCAACAGCAGCAGGGAGGTAGGGGCAAGGCCCGGCACATCCTCCAACAAAACATGGGTAGGAAGGTGGGTCTTATCCCTTCGGCTGGGGATGGGCGCCGCCACCCCCGGAGGGGCGGTGCGGGGTGT